AAAGGAGAAGGACAATCACAAGATATTTCATCGGGTTTATTACTCATAATCTGTGCCAAGTAATCGTCTACAGCAGTGTCGTCTAATGCTGCGTAAGCATCTGTTTTATCCTGTGTATCTGACATGACTTGAAGCGCATAATATAAAGAAGTTTGTGGGCTGAGTAACCACTCTTCTATAAAAGCCTCATCGTAAGTCACCATATCGCTCCAACTGTTGAAGCTATAGCCATGAAGCAATCCTGTTTTGTCAAGCATAATCATTATCTGATCTGCTACTTTTTTATAACTCTCCCATCCGACCTCAGATGCGATCTCTACGTTTCCGTAATTAACTTGCTCGACACCAAATTCGCCTGAGTCTCTATCAACAACTCTGCTAATAGGAGGTGCAATTTCTGGTGTAGCAGTAAAGCCATTTAAGTCTCTACTTCTATAAGAACAACTAGCTGTTGGAGCTATTGCAAACGCCCGTTCCATATTGTTCTCTCGTGCAATGTTAGCTGCATTTTCTATGCCCAGAAATAGTTCGCGAGCAGCTAATCCTGCGTAACCATCGTAACTCCCACCATTATTAGTGGCTTCAAGAGCTTCGCCAAACTGGGCATATGTAATTTTGTTTTGTGCTAAGAAGTTAGCTAAGCCAAGCATTCCTAGTCCAACTTGTCTATCGTGCTTAGGCTTTAGATACTCTCCAGATTCACCAACACCTGTTTTGCCATGGAGATCGCACAGTTCCGACATACCTTTAGAGAAAGCTGGTCGGATGTCGCCGATACGACAGGCTGAAAGATTGATATGTTGAAGGAGGCATGTTCCGCGTGAGGGCAAATAAACCTCCAAGCAAACGTTCGACCTGATTCTGTTTCCTTTTTTGTCATATTTTATTTTGTTGAGCCAAATATCTCCCTTTGCAATTCCTCGTAGGATTGCTTCTTTTGTTTCAGGGTTTGAGTCACGCCAGAGGTCTGGGGTAAGGTCAACACATCGTTTAACCCATGGGAGCTCGTGTCTTTCTGCGAACACGAACTCAAGAATGTCGGGGTGATTAATATCAAGGTGCAAAACGCAAGCACCGTTCCTATAGGTACCCCCGCGTCTAAGTATTTCATTTAATGTTGAGTAGATTTTTCCGAATGAGACTGGTCCACTTGCAACAAGTGAATCAGGTCCTTTATTTGTAGTTGTTCCTCTCGGTCTAACGTCCGACAGGTGGACCGCAACTCCTGCTCCAAATCGCAGAGCATGCGACACAAATCTCCAGCTTGCTTCGATTCCATCGCTCCCTTCCATAGAATCTTGCACATTAAAAATTGTGCAACTTACGGGCAGACGATTGGTTGGATTATCAATCCATTGCTGGACTCGACCAGTCCTAGCTATCCAGTTGGGTTCTATTTTCGATTTCATTGAGTAAATAATGGGCAGCTTTTTTTAAATCTTTTAAGTCGTTGTCTTTATATCCGGCACGACATATGTATTTGATTACGTTTCCAAGGTGATAGTTCAGGGATTGATCTCTAATAAAATCCCATACTTCTATGTTTCCTCTCTGGTAATAATCAGGACCTTCGTTTTTTTGCTTCATGTATGAGTGGTGAAATTAAATTATTTAATTTGAAAACTTGTTCTTGTAACCTCATGTAAAGTTCCATCATTGTTTTTTTATCTATCTCATGTAGAGCTAACTGTATCTCTCTCATTTCTAGATCCTGATGGAGGGTCAATTTGGTACTGTCCCACAGGTTGCCAGAGGATTGGTTCTCTTTTGTCATGGTCGTAGTCGTCAGTAGTTAAAATTCTTGCAAGCCTTGCATTAACAAGCGCATCTTCTTCAGTCATATCCTTCTCTTCAAAGGTTTCAACGACTGCTTTCCATGTATATCCTTTTTCTGCAAAGATTTTCTCTGCTTTCTTAATACCTATACCGGGCACACCTGAGTATCCGTCAGTGTTATCGCCTGCCATAGTTTGTATCAAATGCCACCTTGCTCCCTCTTCTGGAGAGATAGTGACAGTTTCTTTGAAGTCATATAATTTACCGGGAATCTGTCTCATGTCCTTGTCTGGAGAGACAATAATATTTCCCGGATACTTGGTTGCGTAAATCCCTAACGCATCGTCAGCTTCAAGTGTATCTTTAAGGATAACTTTATAAGTTTTCTTTAATTCCTGTATGACCCTTTTGAATCCACAGGGCTTTTTTCGTTGTCGATGACCCTTATATTCGGGCAGAATTTTTTTCCTAAAATTATTAGGGCTTGTAAAAAATAATACTAAATCTTCATCGAAAAATGAACCAAATTCTGTTTGTACTCTGGCTAAATCTCTTTTAACGCATTTCATAGCGTCAGAGAAGTTTGAAGTAACAACTATAACGTCATCACCAAAATCCATCTCTGTTTCTGCACTAGCACAGCATTTATATACTATGTAGTCGCAATCAATTAATAATTTCATATTTAATGCACGTCATTCCATGTAAGTCCTTCTTTAGCTTCGGCTGCTATGGGACAACGTAATTGGTAATATTCTCCAGCTAATCTTGCTGAATCTTCTAATATGGTTTTTACGCCAAATGCTTCATATGGTCTACATTCATACTGCAATTCATCATGTACGAATGCCAGTTGATGTGTGTGAAACTTGGTTAGTCCAGCATTTGCTATAACCATCCAACGCTTCGCGACAATTCCTGCCGAGCATTGAAGAAGATAATTTAAGGCTTTGTGTGGGCTATCGACCAGCACTCTTCTTCCGTCACATGCCAACAAGTACCCGTTAGAAGACTTATTTGAAACCGCGTCCAATAAGTCTGAGAGTCCCTCGATTGCAGAGACAAAAGCCTTTCTGATCTCGGATCCTTTTTTACGGGCTTCCTTGGGTTGTAAAGAGTTATCATAACTCGTACCTATTTTTTCATTACCCGCGCCATAGAGAAAGGCGTAAGTGACAGTCTTAACTTGTCTTCGGGTGATTCCTATTTTGTCAGCGTTAACCTGATGTATATCATCATTGAGTAATATGTCGGCATATCGACCTCCGTCATATCGTCCGAGGTAGTGAGCAAGCATTCTTAATTCGATTCCGCTTAAATCTGCACCTACCATTGTTAATCTTGGACTAGCAGTAAATAGTTCTCTAAATTCTTTTTCAGCAGGAACCTGTGCCAAATTCGGTTTCCTATGAGCACATCTAAATGTGTTTGTAGAAACTGAACAGTTGTGGTGAATCCTACCTTTATTCGTAACAAGCTTGTTCCATGCGTTCACGCCTTCTGATATCATTCCAAGCTTCTTTTTTATCGTCAAACAGCTCGCACATTGTTTCGAGAAGGGAATATCTATCTCCATCAATGTAGTCTCGTCGATAATTGGTTTCCCAGTCGTGGTGGTCTTGTTCAATTTGACTTTGAAATGAGTCTTCAGAATCCATGCAATGTGGTCTCGTGATGTTGGGTTAAACTCCTTTATTCGCTGTATTTCACATCCTTCTCTGTATCCTTGTGTTGCGTTATCTCGTTTAGGAGTGAACAACGATCCTGCAACGAAAGGGAATTGTCCTCGAAGTATGTCAACAGTTTCTTCCATCTCTCGTCGGAGAGATGACTCAAGTTGCTGAGCTTTTTGTTGGTCAAATGTCCATCCATGTATTTCTTGTTCAGTTAATATCTCAGCGACGCGATGCTCTAATCTACACGCGTCAGATAAGGGCGGAAGTGTTCGCATAATTTGGTGGTAACTTTAACGTCTTGGACCATATAGTCCTGCATATCTTGACTCCACTGTTGCCAGTCAGAAGTTTTACCAAAGTCTCCTTTGTATTCTCCTAATCTGTAGCCATAAGCTTCAAGTGAATGTCTTCCATATAGCTGTAATGGCATATGTCGCCATTGTCTTCGCTTGTCTATCTCCATTAAATTTGGATGATATAAGCGAGATAACACAAGAGTATCAATAACTGTAGCATCAGTATGAAAGCCATCGCTAAGCTTCCGAAGCACAGCAAGGTCATACCCAATAAGGTTGTGCCCAGCAAGAGTATCAGCTTCCATAATTTGATTGATACCGTCCCTGATACTGGGTGTTTCGTCATCTTGATCGTTATATACGTATGTCTTTTCCTCTTCGGTATCGAAAGTGGAAATGCAATGTATTTGTGAAACGTCATATAATAATCCGTTTGTTTCTATATCGAATACCAGCATTATTTTTTAGCGGTATATGTTTTATCCCTAAACTTTGCTTTTTTCTTTGCTTGTTTTGTGGGTGGGTTTGGTTTCTTCAGCTCAGAAGTCTGTGCTGGGATTGAAAATTGGCTCCGTAGTTTCATCGTATTTACATGTTTCTTTGTTGTATTTCAATTGACATGCGACACCAACTTCTCCTGAATAACGATTCTTTAGTACTCGTAAGATGGTTGTATCTTCAGCTTCCGTTTGTTGGTTTCTTTCTAACCCCCAAACTTCATCTGCAAGCTGGCTAATTGCTGCGGATCCTCTCAGTTGTCCAAGAGTTACGCGAGCTCCTTCTTCGTGATTTTTATCTGTCTGTGTTCGACGTAGATGTGATACTAAAAATAGTTTTATTCCAGTTTTCTCAACTAAACTGCGTAGTCTAGTCATGGTAGTGTCGATCATCTTTCGCTCATCTCCATCAAGACCTGATATCAATATGCTCAGATGGTCCAAAAATATGGTTTTCGTTTCGAGCGCGAGTGCCATATATTCAATGCGACTGTAGATAATATCAGGATCAGCACTGCCGAAGTGGTCATAAAGGAAGAGATTCCAGTTTTTGAGCGTGTAGTCATAAGCTTCTTGTAATGTATCCTTGGTATGTTCTCCAAGATGTAATGCTTTACCAGTAGCTACAGACATTAAGCCTAAAGCTGTTCTTCTATTTGATTCCTCCAGTGCTATATACCCGACTCTTTCATCTAAGTCTAAAAAATGAGTGGCTAACTGGCGTGTCAAGGTTGATTTACCTTGCCCAGTGCCTGCACTAATTACAGTAAGTTCTCCGTATCTACAACCATGAGTAAGTTTTTGCAGTCCTGCAAATGGATACTCAAAGTCACATGGAGGACTAGGGTT